CAGGATCGGCACCGAACCCGCGGCACAATTCGCCGTCGTCACCGTCGTGCTCGACGCACCCGTTGCCAGCGTCACGCTGCCGACCGCGTTCGAGCGCCCGGCCGCGAGCTGCTGGATCGCGAGGATGATCTTCTTCAGATCGGTCTCGGTGACACCTGGAACGTAAGCGGTCATAGCGTGCCGTTGGTGGTGAGATCGGGGACCACGCCGGCACAGAACGTCCAGGACGTCGCAGCGGGGATGCGCACTTTGAAGCGCGAATAGCGGGTGTCGCGCCGCACGTCGCAGCGACCGGTCCTGGCATTGACCAGTACTTCCGAGCCTGGCGCAGCGATCGCCGAAGGCGTGTCGCGCCAGGAGACCGAGCCGTAGAGCGTCGCCGCATCCGTGACCGGACGGAATCCGCGGATGGTGATGCGGTTCTCGTCCGTGCCTTGCTCCGCGCTCTCCAGCGTGGCCTCGAGATTGGGGCCGCGGAAGAAGCCCAGCACATGCGCGCCGGAAAACTGCGCGATCTCCGGCTGCACGGCGGTCGCGTAGGCATCCAGGCTCAGCGTCAGCGCGTCGAGCGATGACGAAATGCTGTCGAGGTTCTCCAGCGTCAATCCGGTCTGCGAAATGCCGAGCAGATATTCGCCGGTCACCGAAACCGGAAAGAAGCGGTCGAGCAGGAAGTCATAGCCGAGCAGCCTGTCGTAGGTGCCGACCGTGCCGGACACCGACTTGTAGGCCCAGTAGACGCGCGTCGAGCGCGGATCGGCTGCGCCGATGAAGAGCTGCAGGTTGCCCTTGTCGAGATCGGCGAGAAATGTGCGATCGACCTTCTCACGTCCGATCTGCTGCGTCACACCGCCCGGCTCGATCTTGTGAAAGCCCTGGCCTGCATAGAAGAAGATGCGCTCGCCGGCGCGGATGATCGAGTACGGGGCATACAGGCCCTTGTCCTGGGTGATGCGATCGATCTGAAAGATGATCGGCGAACCCGGCACATAGGACATCCGCCGGATCGCCTGGTCCTGGAAAATGATCCCGGACTCCCCTCCCGCGACGCCGCGGACGATGCCGCCGTCCGGAAAGTCCTGGTAGTCCGACGACTTGATCCCGCTCGTCCAACTGTCCGACGCGTTGAAATTGTTGAGCCCGGACCACTGGATCCGGTAGGGCGTCGAGAGCAAGCCGGACAACACCAGGAAGCGGCCGACAACGCTGATATAGGCCGCCTGCGGTGGCGAGCCGAGCGCGTCGGCAAAGGCCGTGGACGAGGAGAGGTCGAACACCTGCAACACCGCGTTTGCCTGCGCGGCAAAGACGAAATTGCCGGTCTGTGCGAACTGCCATTGCGCAGTGGCGGACAGCGCCGAATAGGTCGAGGCTCCCTTGGACACATCGGTCCAGGTGAAGTCGGTGTTGTTCAGCCTGTAGAGCTTGTTGCTCGTGCCCGCGAAGGTAACGACGGTGCCATCGGACTTCAGCGCATAGAACGCTCCGCGGCACGGCGCCGGCAGGGCCGACGTGTAGGCCGAGAAGGATGGAAAAGGACCATAACCGTCGCCGCGCGGAATGACGTTGAGGATGTTGCGCGTCGCCTGGCCCTCGTAGTCGCTGACGTCAGGGCGATAGTCGCCATAAGAAAGAAGCGGCATTATTCAGTCGTCCAGGGTTCGGGTTGAATCGTGGCAGGGGTCCATGCGTTGGCGGCGGTCGGCTCTGCGGTCCAACGCCCGGTGACGCCGCCCTTCGGCGTCCATGTCTCGCCTTCGGCATTCGCAGCGGTCCATGTGTCGGAATCGAACGGGCGTGGAAACCAGTCCTCGAAATCCCGGCTGAAGGTCGAGGGATAACCGCTGACGACGTAGGAGGCGGCACCCGATGGCATCGAAGTGCCCGTCGATGCTGCATTTCCCGTGAGCACATAGGCGCCCGCAAGCGAGGACAGCCGAACCGCAGCCATGGCCGGCCGGGCCTTCACCGAATAGCCCGCGACGCTCGCGGTCAGGAATGATCTGAATGCGTCGGCATTTCCTGCCATGACATAGGCGCCGGCCGCACCCGAAAGTATCGACTTGAACGTCGCAACGATGCCGGAGACTGCAAACGCGCCCGGATTCACAGTGAGTATCGGCCTGAAATTGGCCCCCGATCCTCCAACCGCATAGGCTCCGGTGGCCGTGAGCAAGACCGTGTTGGTGAGCCCAATCGTCGGCAACTGCCCGAGCGCAAGGCGTCCAGGTGCATCAAATCCAAGGAGCGACATCAGAGCGCGCCCGCTGCCCGAAAGAAATCATCCACCTGGCCTGACGACCAGCCATAGCGAGTGCCGATCGCCGATGTGAGTGGATGATTGCGTTCGAAGATAGTCGCGCCGGACACAATCATGGTTGCAGCAAACTGCTGATCCGCCGGCAGACCATCGATGAGGTGTTGCAGCGGTGCCGGGATCGTTCCGGTCCGCACCGCGGCCAGCGCGTCATCTTGCGAAATGACAGCCTGCATCGCGAGCTGCTGGAAAAACTGTCGATCGGAGATCGAACGCGGCACGGGCGGAGGCGGGTTCAAGAACAGGACCATGCCAGGATCATCATCTGCAAGACTCTCCTCTGCGAAACCCGGTTGCGGACTTGCGAATACGCCGACCACGGCGCCCCTTTCATTGCGCTGAACGTACGGCATCACGAATCCCTTCCGCGGCGGTCGACCCAGCCGTAAACAGCGACAGTCAGAGTTGTGTTCGACTGGTTTGATGCAGCGCGAATCTGCCCCGACGTGTTGGTTCGGATGTCAAACGCGAAACCAGCGCCGACAGATGTCGAAGTGTTTGTTACTTGGAAGTTGCCTGCCGGCACGTTCGCACTCGCAGCAGCTTCATCGGGCGATGCCATGACAATGACCGTTGGACCGGACGCGGATGCAAGGATATATCCGCGAATTCGGGCGATCACCTGCACACCTGTTGGGACGCTGGCGAGCGTGAAGAAGGTCGAGGTTGCGCCCAATGCTGACGTGTTGACGTCCGATCCGGGAATATCCCAAAGGAACTCGTCGCCGAACTGCACCATCTTTCGCCACTGCGACGTCCCGTCAGTCTTCATCGAGAAAATGCGACGGAACAGCGTGTAGTTCGCCGGCAGTGTCGGGGCAGTTGGCGAGAGCGAGAACAGGACGTCCACCAGGCCGGTATCGGGTCGCTTGATCAGAAAGGCATGGTACCAGGCATTGGCCGCGATGGTCCCTGTGTCGAGACCGCCGTTGCCCGACCCGACAGACCATGCCGCGGTCGTCTTGCTGATGCCGGTGGCCAACACCATCAGATCCGACGCCGTCGAGTCCGCAGCTTCTCCCGCGCTTACGCCAAACGAAACAGACGAGCCGGCAGTCGAAAGCCAAAGCCCCCAAATTTGGCCGCGCAACACGGCGCTGATGTTGCTCCGCGCCTGCGCTCGTTGCGCTGCCGTGAAGCCGTTTGCTTCCTCGACCGAGATCAAGTCCTCTTTCAATGCGACGATCGCGACCTGCGGGACCGTGCCGAAGTTGATCTTCGACGTCGTTCCGGCCGAGTTGAACAGAACTGAGGTTCGCGCCAACACGCCCGTTGACGTGCTATAGGCGCCCTCTCCCACCTCCCACTGGCTGAGATCGGTGCTCTCCGCACGGTACTTGTAGAGCCGGCCGTTGACCGCACCGGCCGCTGCGGGGCTTTGATATCCGGTAACGGCCGACGCATAGGTCCAATCGGACGTACCGCCGGCGGCAGGATTGAAGCGACAGACGTCGAGGAAAGCTGCCATGTCAGGTGATCGTCAGGATGCCATTGGTCTGATCGAGATCGACGGTGAAGGTATTGCCATTGGTGAGCGTGATCGCGACACCATAGTCCCACCAGCCGATCAGCGGCTTGGTCGATGAGGTCGAATTGTAGAGCACCGCGTATTGAAACGGGCCGATCGAACCGCCCGAAGCAGTCCAAGACGGATCGGTGCCGCCCGCGAACTCGAACGTGCCCGACGTCTGCGATCCCGTGATCGTGCCGATGCTGTTGCCGCCCGCGGCGTAACCGTTGCCGGCTGCGAGATCGGCCGGCGTGTTGTACACCGTGTTTGTCGCAAGCGGCGCCGTGTTGGTCAGATAGACCTTGTAGACCTGCGCCGTACCGGTCTTCATGTCGTGCAGCGCATTCGCAACGTCCTGCACGAAGCAGTAGAACTTGTTGAAACCTGCCATTTGCGTTGTCCTAGATGACCTGTCCGGAGACGCGTACCGTCATCGGTCCGGCGTTGAAGGTCGATGTCAGCCCTAGATTGTTCAGATCGGTGAGTGCCGTGGTGAATCCGAGGCCCCATGTCTGGATGCGCGCGTCTTCCTTGATGTACGGCGCCGATTCCAGAAGGGCGCCGTACAGATAGAGGTCGGGCGCCATGGTCAGCAGCCAATTGCTGGCGCTTGAAGCCAGTGCCGGCACGTTCTGCCGATAGACCATTTCGATGGTGTAGGCCGCGTCGGGAGTAGGCGCGATTTCGAGCTCGTTGCCGAAGACCGTAAAGTAGCGCGGCTGTCCGGCGACGTCGGACGTGGCGAACCGGTATTCATCCATCTGCGTCCCCGACTTGAATTCAAGGCAGGGCTTCCCCGTCACGCTCGATAGCCGCACTCTGCGCATGGACTGAAAGTCGGACGGCAGCGAGATGAATTCCGGCTCGCCGGATTGGAGATCGACGAGCGCCGTTGCGCGCTGCTCCATTTGCCGCACGAATAGCTGCCGGTTGAATTTAGCCTCCGCGAGCTGGATGAAGGTCGGTATCCGCGCAATCAGCGTCGTGTCCTGATCGCGCGCGAGATACTCGGTCACTGCCGCCTGCAGCGAGGTGTAGTCGGTGATTTGGGTCACATGAGCTCCACTGACCAGCCGGCCTGCAATTTCGGCCTGTCGGTTCGCAAATACGCCCATTCGGGATCGTCGAGCTTCTTCTGCACGATCAGGTCGAATTCGGGCGTGAACAGCCGCAACGAGATGTTGCCCCTGGCGTGCTCCTCGTTGAGCCACTTGACGTAGATGACGTTGGGAATACGGGCGACATGATGTCCCCAATCGCCGTGCTGCTCGTCGCGGCGCGCCTCCTTGTTCCATTCAAGGATCGGCGCGACGTCCTGGACGTGCTCGATGGTGAGATCTTTGCCGTTGCCATCGAGATGGGGTCTGATCAGAACGCCATCCATCAAGACATCTCCGTCACCCAGAGGGTCCCGGCCGTCGCCGTGACCAGGCCATTGGTTGCGGCCTTGATGGCGGCGATGCGCTGCCCGGGACTGACGGTGACGTATTCGACCGCATTCGCCGGGAGATAAGGATCCGACGCGATCGCGGTCTGCGCGCCGTCGCCGATCCGGTAGCAGCAGCCTGAATTCGCCACCAGGCGAACCTGAAAGGTCTCCGGTCCGAAGGCATTGGTGATGCCGACGCTGCTGTCATAGGCAATCGTCTGGGTCGATCCGATCCGCGAGGAATTGTGCTTGGAGAAGAACGCCATCTTACGCGGCCCTCACGGAGATCGAGAAGTGCATCGGGATCGAAGCGCCCGACGCACCGGACGGCGTCAGCACGATCACGTCGTCCTCATTGAGGTAGATTGGCGACGGCGGCACCACGGAAAACAACTGACCGGCTGCGGACCCGGCCTGGGTGACCGTGAATGTCGCAAGCGTGGTTGCGTTCGCTGAAACGGTGATGGTGCCATCGGCGGTGGTGATTGCGCCGCCGAGAACGCCGGCGGCTTTCAGCAGCCTGCAGCGAAAGGGAACGCGGACATAGGCCGCAACGGGGCTTGCGCCGCAGGACGGCGTGTAGGCCGTAAGGTCGGCGGTACTGAGAGTGCGATTACCGGGAAGCGGCATTGCTTGGTCTCCAAAATAGAGGGGCGACCCGAAGGGCCGCCCCAAAGGTTAGGTCGATGATCCTGATCGCTCAGGAGACGGTGTTGTCGAACACGCCGCCGGAGGCCTTCTCGTTGCGGGCAACTAGGGCGTATTCAGCCAGGATCTGGCGACGATCGGAGTCGCCGGTCTTGGCCAGCGGGATCGAGATCATGTTGCGGCCGTTGAGGTAGGCCACCGCCCATTTCTCCAGCTCGAGCACCAGCACGTCGCGGGCCCGCTGGAAGCGGTTGGCAACCACCTTGAGCTTGCCGAAGTCGGACTCGTAGGCGTCGACGGATGCGACGATCTTCTTCGACTTGGCCTCCTCGATCGCGGTGGATCGGCCGGTGAAGGTGGAGAAGACCTGCTTGTTGAAGGCACCGGTCAGGACCGTGCCCGGCTTGCCGCCGTTGATCCAGATCGAGGACAGCACGGTCTTCAGCCGCACTTCGGTGAAGGCAAGCTGGGTCCCGTCCGTTCGCGTGCCCGAGCCGTCGGCGGCTGCCGGATCCGCGGCGCCGCCGGCCGTACCTTTCGAGGTGTTCGAGACGATCCAGGAGAGGACAGAGGCGGTCTTGCGCGGCGTGGTGGTGTTGCCGACCACCTTGGCCTGGTTGGTGCCGCAGAGGATAGTTTCGAGGTCGCGCTTGAGCTCGAGCCCCTTCAGCATCTCCTGATAGGCCAGTTCGTTGTCGCGGCCGGCGTGATCCACCGCCTGCTGCGTGCCCGAGACCCGCGCAACCTTGTAGGAGATCTGGCAGAGGTTGCCGAGCCGGACGGTCGGAGTGGTCGTATTGGTGTTGGGATCGTCGCCTTCGAGCTGGGCGTTGCCGTTGTCAGCCGCGGCCAACGCCTGGGTCTGCCATTCGTGGTTGACGGCAGTGGCCTTCTCCTTGTCGACACCGCTCATGAAGGGGGTGTCGACTGGATCGATGCGATAGATCATATCGCTGAGGTCTTCGCGGTTGCCCACCGCGGAATAGGTGACGAAAGTTGAGGTCGGTAGAGACATCTAGGTTTCCTTGTGAAGGCCGCGCGCCGTCCGACAGCGCAGTGATCAACCTGCGCATCGCCTGGAAGCAGTCGGCCTGGTTGGACTAGTAGTTTCAGATCTCGTTCACGCGATGGCGCGGAAACGTCGGCTTCCGGTTCGCGGGGGCGCGAGACATCTCTGCCGGGCGCCTGCGCTCGTTGCGCGGGGTCGGCGTAGTTGTGATCATTGGCTTATTGGGCGCCGCTGCGCGACATCAACCCGCCTGGACGCGCGTCAAACGCCGGATGGGCGACTTGTCTCGAGCGAGATCGTCGGCGAGCTGCTCGGTTCCGGACGGAGCAAGCCCGGTCGTGGAAATGAACGGCAGGGATGCCGCTCCCGTATCGAAAACGGAAGGTTGAGGTTGAACTGGGTTCTCCTGCTTCTGGCGCCCAATGTAATCCATGATGAGATCAGCCATCGACGTTTGAGGCTTTTGCAGCGCAGCCGAGGGCGCAGCTTGGATGATGGGCCGGCGCGGAGCAGACGAGGCCCAGTCGTTCAGCGCTCGCGTGCGATCAGGGGACAACAGTGCTTCGAGAGGGAAGGCCACCTGCGGGAGCGCGGAGGCGAAGCTCAGGGGCTGCACACCCGAATTGGGCGGATTCGGGGAAAGCTCACCTGCAGGCTTGCCGGACTTCGAGTCCGCAGATGAAGACAACTGATTTGAAACATACTTGTCCGGGCTGAGCGCGCATTGTCGTAAGGTCTCAGTGATCGATTTATCGATGTCGACGTTGACTGCTGACTCCTTCGGATCAGGAATACCAAGTCTGATCAAGGCGGTTCTGAACGCCTTCTCGACAGCCGCGCTGAGCACCGATCGATTGATGCGGCAAACGTCCCTAGTGTTCAGATAGTTGATATACCGGTCGGAGTATCGCTCGTTCTTGTAGAACTCGCTATTCGGATCATAGAATGGCCCGTTGGGGTCGCGGTATGCTTCGGCGGTTCCTGTCACTCTCACACCGTTTTCGTCGGTGACATCAAACGGCTCGACTGGCATGATAATCTTCCTTCATCCGGCGAGTTTTCGCCAAAGGTTGATGTTTTACTCGTGGTGGATGGTTATTCCGACGCTTTGCAAGTCGGCGGCAACAGGACGTACAAGCCCTTCGATCCGTCCGGGCTGAAGCGTGCGATGGTGGCAATATCCGTATCACGGCTCAACTCATGCACTTGCCGACAAAAATCGGGGTAGCTCGCGCTCTCACCCTTCCTGAGCGCCAGCCGGAGCCAGATGTCGCCAAAGTAGTCAGAGGAGCTGCACGACGCACGCGCGATGGCGCTGAAGCCGTCGCCCAAATCAAATGCATCCTCCTGATTGCAGGCGAAACGCTGCTTTATTTTGTTATCAAGGAACCTCGTCCCGTCACGCGCCAAAAATAGCATGATTAACGCAGGAACCTCGACGCGCTCGCCATCGAAGAACAGGACCCGCTCGGGACTCCGTGGCGATGCCAGCGAGGTAACCGGCTGCAGGACCATGGGATCCGGCACGGGCAGCTCGAGAGCCGCCAGCAGAGCGCGAGGCCCAAAGAAAGTGAATCTGGCGGCCTTGCGGCTACTCTCGAGCCAGAGAGTGAAATCGTCAAAAGAGCGGCCGGCGATCGCGTCCGTGTCAACCGAATGCAGTTGATGGAGCGGCGAATACTTCTGGTAGATTGCGAGAAACGCCAATCGCTCCGCGGCGCTCTCTTGGTGTTTCGGATTTTTCGGGTCCCGCCTAATCCACTCTGGCTCCAAACGGGCCTCGAAGGCGCGAGCGGCAAGAAAATCGACCTCGGCTATGTCTTCGCGCAGGAGATAGCGGACCACACCGCGGAGGCACTTTACGTGCATGGCGGGATTGAGGTGGCCTACAACCACGGCAAAATCGCCAAAGACATAGTCGATTTGATATGGATGATCCAGTTGGCACGGTGCGACGTCGGGAAGTCGGCGAGCCGCGAGCAAGAGCGAATTCAGTATGCTCTGATTGATATGTTGCTCGCGGAGCGACAGTTCGGGCGACGTGGCAAGGTGGATGCCGAGAATGCTTGTTCCGCCTTCACGCGATAAGGCTGGATTGCTCGCAAGAGCGAGCAACACGCCGATCACGGCGAGTCGTCTTAGATTCCGAATGAGCATGTGATTTCTCTTCTGATCGCCGAGTCGCCTCACTCATTCGTTCAAACATAAGGGAGGTAGACGCTCCTTCAGAGCGAACATCCATTCCGGTGAGTTTGCAAGGCCTGCGTTGCTTGCTCATTTTTGATGACCGAATAATGCAAATGAGGTCCAGTGCTGCGGGCACCAGTACTCCCGACATTGCCAATGATATCTCCGGGCCAGACGCGTTGACCGGGCTTCGGCATCGGGCTGCCTTCTTGCATATGGGCGTAGAGGCTGTAGCCAGCCGCATTCATGACGATGACGGTGTGGCCAAAATTTTCGTTGTAACCGGAGTAGACGACCTCGACGGGCGTAGCCGCCGGAATCGGAGTGCCAGGCGGAGCCTTGAAATCCTGGCCCGTATGAGGTTTTTCCTTGCCCGTAAACGGATCGCTTCGCATGCCGTAACCGGAGCCCCGACGAAACGGAGGCCCGGGATTGTAGGGATCACTCATTTAACAACCTTTGTCATATCCAATATCCATCCAGGCTGACACTTGTCGTTGGCCGGATCGGGACATTTCGCGCGCTTCGTCAGCCCCCACGACAGCACTGCCGTGGCGGCCGATGGAGACACATAGAGCTCAACGTCGCCTTGACCGGTCGCCAGGTTGAACTCCTGTCGGAACAGCAGGCGGAATGAGGCGTCGCGGAGTTCCGCCGCGTAACGCGAGTAAATCGCCCTCCAATCCTGGTCGGACGGCACCCGCCGATCGAGCGGGCCGACTGTCCCTATCAAGCCCTTGCCACCGCCCGAGGCCTGCTCGATGCGCTCCTTCACCCTCAGGCATCGCCAATTCGCGATGTAGCATCTGACAAGAGGACCGCCTGACTCATCGCTCTCCGTCACGAGGAACAGAAACAGTGACTTCTGTTCAGCGTCAAACCAACCTGTGCGAACGTACGATCCTTTCAGAAGCCTGCCTCCCCCGATCTTGCTGCCTTGCGCGTCCAAGACATCGATCGTATCCGAGTAAGCTGCAAAGAACTTCGAACTGTCAGGAGCCCAGACGATTTCGGAGACGGGGTGACCAATCGGCTCGGATAGGCTGATCGTGCGCAACTCTCCAGCTTCCGCCGTCAGTTGCAGCGGCCGGTTCGAGGCCACCATCTTCAGGTTGGGTGAAAATGATATCCTGATGCCGGGATGTGACTGATTTTGGAATGTCGCCAGAATCTCGCTCTTGCCAGTCTCCAGTTCAAATTTCCTCACGCGCCCTGCATCATTCTCGGGAAACACAATATAGCGACCATCCGCTCCGCATTGGACCGGACCGGACGTGGGAGATGGGGCCGAGATCTTGGTGCCTCCATCGTATGCGTCGATGTAATGATGGTCCGTAGCAAACAGATAACGATCACGATCGCCGCACCACGCGATGAATTTGCCCTTCGGCAGCGGCGTGTGCGGCAGCTTCTCGAAGGTCGGAACGGGTGGAGGCTTGACTGGCGAAACTGGCAATCCGCCTTCGGCGCGGCAAGCGGTAGCCGTAACAAGTAATGTAAGCGCTGCCCAAATCAGGGAGAATCGAAGATCAAGATCAGTGGGGCAAATGCGCATGAAATCATCTCTATCGTTAAGCAAGCTGATGTGTACGACGATCCGTTTGGTCTATTTCCGATGCCAAATGCTGATTGCCATCGACCTCAGCGGTCTAGAACAAAATAGGAACACTGTCCACAACTCTCCCTGTAGTTGTCTCGCCTAAATGATCCCGAACCGCTTCCGCCGCTCCGCCGTCGCCGCAAGCTCCTTCAGCTCGGCTCGCGCCAACTTGCCGTTGGCGACCACGCCTGCGAGATGGTCGCGCACCTTGCCGACGATGTTGATGGCGAGGAAAAGCTTCTCCCGCCCGGGAGTATCGTCAATCGTGGTGGCACGCCACGCGGCAATATAATTCTTCTCCAGCGCATCGAACGCCTCGGCTAGCAGCTCATCATCAAGCAACGCCTCGGCCCGAACCGCCCTCGCCGTCACCCTCTCCAGCGCGTTCTCATCAGACATCGGCTTGCTTCTTGCCATCGCTCGGCCGTCCCCTCTTCATGTCATGATGCGCGGTGGACGCGGCAAGATCCAGCGCCGCCTCGGCAACATCCATGCGATGCTGCTCCTGCGCGTGCTGCGCCTTCTGCTCCTGGCCGAGGGCCTTCAGATGTGCGTCGAGCACCGCGATCTTGGCGTCCAGCCCGGCCTTGATCCTGGCAAGCTCGATCTCGGCCTGCATCTTCACTTGCTGATGGATCGCGTCGGCCTGCGCCTTCTCGCGCTCGATCTGCGCCTTGTGCACGGCGGCAAGTTGATCGGCCTGCAGCCTCGCCTGCAGCACGAGCAGCTTCGGATCGGGCGGCGGTTGCGGCAGCGCGGGCGGTGGGTGCAGGAGCTGCCCGGTCCGCGGATTGACGGCGGTCGGATCGTTGAAGAACTGGTTGGGATTCTTGTGCCCCATGATCCGGGTCAATTCGGCGGCCGTATTATAGAGCTCGCGATCGCCGACCAGGTTGATCTTGCCGCCGACCACCAGCTCCTTCTGGACGTTCGCGATCGCCATGGTCTGGGCGAATTGCTGCGCCTTGCCGCCCGAGCCGAGACCGACATTGATGGTCATGTCGTCGCGGGTCTTCCAGTTACGCGGGTTGACGTCGACCCAGGCATTGCGCAGCCGCACCGTCTGCTCGCGCTGACCATGCTTGCGGATCGTTCCGTGCAGCAGAGCAAAAATGTCGCGCACGCCTTCCGCCATGATGCGCGCGATCAGCTTGATCCGCATCTGCGAGGCGGAGAACACCTGCGCGACCGCGGTTGCCGACTGGTTCTGCAACGCGTTGGCATCGATGCCCTGCGTCTGCTTGCCGAGCCCGGTGCGGATCTCGAGCTCGGCATCGAGATATTGCAGCATCGGGTAGATGGACGAAGTGATGTCGGGCACCACCTGCCAATTGAGACCGCCCGCCGTCTTGGTGCGGACCACGCCGCCCGGCCGCGACACCAGAAGATCGTCCAGCGTATTCGGGCCGGCATTCTGCTCCGCCACTTCGACCCGTGGATTGTTGTGCAGATAGAGATTGTCGAGCGCGCCGCGCTTGAGTGCAGTCTTCTCCCGCTGCAGCGGCATCACGAGGTCGGCGATTGAGCGGCCGAAGAAGCGATGCGTTACCGGCACCGGTGTGGTCGCGGCAAAGGGCATCTCGTCAAACGGCGTGATGCAGTCCTTCCCGTCCTTGCGCAGGATCTCGGCCTGGTCGCCGCCGGTGATCACCTGATAGAGGCAAGGTCTGCTCGTGCCTTCATAGTCCATCCGCACATAGTGCTCGGTGATGCGCACGAGCCGCGCTGCTGAATTGGCGCTCCCGCCGCCGCCGTTTGCCGAGAGATGCTCTTCCACCGTATCGCGGGCCAGCGTCTCGATCTCGGTCGTGCCGGTATGAGGGCGAAGGGACCGGATCTGCCCGGCGTCAAAGCCTTCCGCGATCAACTGCCCTTCGGTCTTGGTGACGACCTCGTGGAAGCAGTAATTGCAATCGCGGATGCTGCGCGCGCCGCGCTCGATGCCGAACTCCTCCGGCGGCACGCCCATCACCCGCGCCTGGGCGAACCTGCGCGTGGTGACGATGGTAACGTCATGCATGACGGGAGAACCCAGCGGCACAGGCGGCGCCAGGGTTAGCAAGGGAACGGGCATGTTTGATTGAGCTCTCAGTTCTGTGCAAGACGCGCCGCTTGAGGCGGAGGGTCGCGCTAGTAAGCATTATTGCGCATATATTCCTGGATCAAGCCAAGCAGTCCGCCTGCCGGCGCCTGATCGGGATTGAATGGATCACTCCCTGCGAATGATCCGTCGGGTGGGACCGTGGAAGCATCTAACGTCGACGGAAACGCGTCTCTCCGCGGCGAAGACGAGGCCCATTGATCCAACGCGCGACTGCGGTCGGGCGAACTCGGATCAGGCTGGGTAATTCCGGAATTGTGAGAGCCGAACATTCGATCCGAAGCCGGCGCGAGGTTCGAGGACTGTGACGGGCCAACGCTATCCCACCAGTCGCCGATGCCGTGGCTGTCACCGATCGGACTGGCCATTCTGAGCACGGCGGGTAATGTGGCCGCTGGGGACTCGCGTGGTCCGCCGAAGGCATCGGAGCGGAATGGTCCCGGCCCTGTCAGCAGGGCGCCCAGATCGTTGGTGTATCCTGCTGATGCGCCGAAGTAAGGAGTGCCGTAATAGATTTGCGGATAGAGCCTCCCGGAATTGTCCATGTACAACCCGCCGCCCAATCCTCCCAGCCACGGAACTCCATACGTGAATCCGTCGTAAGTCCCTTTGTCGCTCATTGGTCGTACTTATCGCCCTGGGCCAGAACCCTGCTGCAATTCTGCTGATAGATCTTCGAAGACTTGATTGTCCGAAACACGCAAACGAAAAAGGCCGCCAGTGCGAGGCAGCCAAACACTATCTGGTGGAATGAAAACAGGGTCAGCGCGCCGCAGAGAACCGCCACGCAAGAAACTTTCTGGCTTTTGATATACTCCGCCTGCAGCGACAACGGCATTGGATGGCTCAGGGCCAAGCCCGGCAATGCATAGCGCGAACTCAATGGGTCCTGAAACTGAGGCGGGAGGAATTCGATCGCCGAATTGTCGACGCGCTGGGACAAAACGATTGTCCAGATGCCAGCGATCAGCGTCAAAACTCCGAAAACAGCCCCCATAATCTCCTCCTGATCGACCAAGTCTCTGATATTTGGATTCTCTTGCGGACTGGGGATCTGGCCAGTCGTCAACAGGCGCCGCCATCGCTCAATCATGGATTGAACAAGAACGAATCCAACGTCAATATGTGCCATGGAGGCTGCCGTCGCCGAACCTCAGGCGCGTCAGCCCGCCGCGTCGGTCTTCTCGGGCACTGCGTTGATGTCGTGCACCGTGTGCGCCACGATCTTCATCGCGCCGTTCGACTCCGCGACCTCCTGCGCAAGCAGCGCGAACTGATCGTCAGTAAGATCGTAATACGTCTCCCGGCTCTCCTCCTCACGCTCCTCCCACCAGACCTTGACGATGCCGACCTTCGACAAGAGCGCGTCCTTGATGAAGGAATAGAGGATCATGAAGCCGGGATTCTGCTGCATGAAGACGTGGTTGACGTAATCCGTCTCCTGCTGCGCGGCCGCCTCGTCCTCAGGTCCCACCGGCTCGAAGCGGACGACTTCGTCGGAGCCCGCAAAGACATCCATCAGCGATGGCATCAAGCCCTCGATGGTGTCGGCAACGTCGGTCGACACCGCACGCGAGCGGCCGTCCTGGGCCGGCATGTCCTTGCGCATGTCGCCGAGATAGTAATCCATCGCGTCGGCCCGCTCCTCGGCGAGCCGCGCCGCCGACATCGCGGCCAGCGCATTGGCCTTCTCGGAGGCGAGCATCGTCTTCACGTCGGCGATCGACATCTTTGGCATGAAAAATCCTTCCCGGTTGGCGGCACGTCCGCTGGTGTCATTGCACTGCGGAGCAGCGTGCTCCCAGTCACTCCCGCCGCAGGAGCGGCCGGATCCGGCGAGAAAAGCCGTCGTCAGCGTCCTATCGGCGCCTGTTGTCCTGATCCTCGATTCCCCAGATCGGCCGGCGGAATGAGGTAGCTTGGCTCCCCCGCGAACACGCCAACCGGCCTGCTTGCCTGTTGTGAGCGCCCGCCACCACGCGGCCCAGTCCAGTTGCCAAATCGGTCATCGAACTCTGGGGAAGGCAGATACGGTACTGGCGCGCTTCCGGACGTGAATACGCCTGCCGGGTTCGAGGAGTTCATCCGGGTCAATCGGCGAACATCATCGGGGCGGTCGGCCTTCGGCGAAGCAGCCGCCGGCTCACCGAGCACGGCGGCCGTGGGCATGCTGCCGGCCGGGGATGCGGTCCAGCTTCCGAAACGATCGATGAGAGAATTGGCATGATCCGATGCAGGATAAGTCGGATTGCCTTGGATAACCGGCAGCCCGGAGTCAGATCCGGGATAATCGTATTCAAAGATGTTGCTGCGGCCTGGAACGCCGGCGTGAGCCGCTGAATCGCGGACGAATGTTATCCTTCCATTCCGGATCGTTGGACGGCGGATTGTAATATCTTTCCCAGTAGGCCGGGTCTGAAGCGTAGAGATTCCACGCATCGGCGTAGTCGTGCAGGTGAAAATCTCTCTTGATCCGATCTGCATAGACTTCAGGTGCGTTCACCTTCTTGATGAACTGGAGGCCGGCGAGGCTCACTCCCGCTCTTGCCAGAAAATTCCACATGTGAGATCTCCAAAATTAGAGGGCTGGATCTGAAAAGGTGAAATACGCGACCGCGCCTCCCGCCAGGTCGCGGGGGCGATGCAATACCGATCTCGTTCGTCGACACTGAGACCGGAGTTAGAATGGACGGACGATCAGGACGATAGCTAGGAACACAATAACGATGATCATAAACCCGATGAATCCGGCGGCGTCGCGCGCCACGACCATTCGGCCACTTTCATCTCGCCGATAGCCAAGCCAATTGAACTGTCCAGGAGGAGAGCCAAACGGATGGACATAGGCTCGACCAAACGACAACACGGGAATCGTCAGCCGCGCGACGAAGCACCCAATGAATTCAAAGAAAAACCAGTACAGCAGGAGATCCATTTACAGCTCTCACGACTTGAGGAGGGCAGCGAATATCGGAGCAGCTAGCGAACCGACAGCACGATCGCCAAAAACACGATCACGACCATGGCAAACCCCACAATGCCGGCGGTTTTCCCGCTCCACGATTATTCGGCCGTTTTCATCACGCCGATAACCGAGCCAGTTGAATCGCCCAGTAGCAGAGCGGTAGGGATGCACATAGGCGTGACCAAACGAGAGCAAGGGAATCGTCAGCCGCGCGACCACGTACCCAACGAGATCGATGAAGAACCAAAACAGGAAGAACATCAACCCACTGAGAAACTCAATCATTCATCGGTCTCTTGCCAAGTCTCTTTCCAAGGCTCAGACCCGATCGCAACGAGGGTCTTTCCCTCCAATAGTTCGGCACGGCGGCGAGCGCCAGAATTCATCGCTACAATCATGGATATTCCGGACTGGCTCTCAGCGTCGCCTGCTCCGCCTCACAGCGAGGCCTTACGATGTTACGAGAACGAAGCATCCTGTGACAGTTCATCAGAGATATACCTCACTTGGCGCACGTCAGGGAAAGGCACGGACCAGAACGACAATTGCAAGCAGGACGATGAGGCAAAGAGCGAGTCCAATCGCGCCGGCCGCAGCCTGTTGAACTTCTACCCGCCCGGTTTCATCGCGCCGGTAACCCGGCCAACTCAATCGCTTCGGCCAGGCACTGAAGGGCTCGACATAGACCCAGCCCAACGAAAGCAATGGCAGGGTAAGGCGCGCGATCGTGTATCCGACCAGATCGATCAGCATTCCGAACGCTTTCATTGCCGCACTCACTCACAGGTAGAGTGGCCTGTTCATAGAACATAACGAGAACATTGTCAACCACGGGTTTTGCTGCGGCATCTCACTACCTTCACGCCCACCCCCGCTCGACATAGTGGATCGGCCGATTGAACGCCGCCACGCGGCCCGGCTGCTCGTAGCAGACCGCCATCAGCCCGAGCGCGTCGGCGGCATGGCTCGACCAGTCGTGCTCGGGACCGAGACCGATGTTGCGCACCTCGTCCTTTCGCTCGTGGTAGAAGCCGAGTGCCTCGCGCCCGGGTTCGGTCGCCTCTTCGTTGAACCAGAGCTGCGCGCCCAACCGCCGCAGCGCTTCGATGCGCATCATCGCCGCGCCCGGTCCCTGGTTCTTCACGGGCGGCTCGACGGCGAAGCCGGCCTCGCGCAGATGATCCTCATAGCGCTTGCCGGTGATGTTGTTGGCGGCGACGCCGTCATGCGGCAGATACAGGATCGCATTCTGATAGCCGCGCGAGCGCAGCCAGTTGACGTGGAACGCCAGCACCTGGCCGACGCTTTCATAATAGTCCAGCACGCGGATCTCCGGGCCGACCCATTGCACGACCCAGATCGTGAACGCATCGGCTGCAGCGCCCGCACCGCCGATATCGATGAAGGCGCGCAGCGGCAGCAGCGGATCGGCGGCGACCTTTCCGATCCGCCCCTGCGCGCGTGCGTCCGCCAGCAGCGAGGCGAAATAGGCGCCCTCAAAGGCGCGGGCGTATTCGCCCTCCCAGATGTGATCGTAGCGCTCCGGATAGAGCTTCTGATCGAGCAGGCGCTCCTCTTCCAGCACCGCCGGAAACCAAGGGTTGTCGCGCCAGTTCGCCTTCACGAGGACGGCACCGTCCGGCCTGCGCCCGCGGAGGAAGTCGTCGATCGCGTCAGTCTTGCGGCGCGGATTCCAGCTCGTCCACAGCTCGGAGCCCCTGGCACGAATGGTCGGCCGCAGCAGCGCGAGGCTGCGCGCGCTGAGCGACTGCGCCTCGTCGATCCAGGCGATGCGAAAGCCTTCCAGCGACTTGATGGAGTCGGCCGTGTGATCCTGCATGCCGCGAAAGATAATCAGCCCGCCGCCGGGCGTCTCGATCTTGTCGTTGTAGAGCTTGAAGCCGTGACCGAGCCCGAGGCTTGCGATCTTGCCTTCGATCAGCCGCTTTGAGGATTGCGCCAGCGTCCGCTGCGCCTCACGAATGCAGACCGCCAGCGTGCCGCGCTCGGCCTGGCAGGTTTCCACCAGCAACTCGCCGAAGAAGTGCGATTTGCCGGAGCCCCGGCCGCCGTAAACGCCCTTGTAGCGGGCGGGCTCCAGCAGCGGCTCGAAGATCTTGGCCGTCGGAATTTTCAGGATGGACAATGATGTGCTCGCTCGCCTCACGCAGGCCAGTACGTCTGCGCCACCTCGCGTACCAGTCTTCGTTGTTCGTGGTATCGGATCGCCCTTGCTGAGTTTGGTTCAAATCAGGAGAGTCTTCGCTTCCGGAAGGTGGCGGCCAACCTCCGAAGCGCCTCCTGAAATAGCCTTGCACGACAGGCGATGCTGCAATCTGCGCAACTTCGCTCGTTAGCGTCGGCTTGCTCAACTATTGATAATCGACTAACTGGTTCACCCGCGGCGGTTCTATCGAACACAGCCGCCTGATCTGACGAGGTGCTGGAGGCTTATGTGAGGGGAGTATCGGGCCGCAGAATTCTCGGTCATGTGATGCTAGCACTTGCGCTGAGCACATTCGCGCTTCCGACCTTCGCACAGGAGCCGCCCGCTCCGGTATCCAACAAATGGCGGCCTAAAGACGGCGTCTACGCCGCGCCCGGCAAGGACTTCAAGTCGTCCTGCGACGAAGCCAACGACATTACGATCGAACTCGGCGACAAATCGGTCAACGGCTACGAATGGGGCTGCAATATCAAACAACTCCTCGACCTCGCGCCGGATTCGCTGAAGCTGGAAATGATTTGCAGCGATTATAACCTGGCGCAGAATATCAACTCACGTGACCCCAACTGGGAAAACAGGCTGTTCAAGGAGACCATGTTCATCAAGCGAATTGATGCAACGACGATCTCCATCCAAAAGACCTTGAACGGGAAACTCAAAGATCCACCTTGGCGAGCCGCCTACTGTCCGGCAAAGACCCAGCGCTTGCACATCGAGGCCAAGCTCGAGGCCAAGGAGCAAGCCAAGCGGAAGGCCGAAGAGGAGCGCGCCCTCAAGAACGCTCACCCGCGCGACGGCATCTACGCGGCAGCCGGTGCTGATTTCGAGGACCGTTGTGCAAAGTTCAACGATACCATCGTTGCGTTCGCCGGAAAATCGATCTCAACGGCGTCGAATAAATGCAGGATCAACAACACGCGTGTTCAACTCCCGGATACCGTCAGGATCGGTGGCACCTGCGCATTGCAGCCCGCTTCGAGCCCAGACGCCGGTGGCGCTCAGAATGGAGGCATTCCTTCGGACTATGAGAACATGATGTTCAAGAAGATTGACGACAAGACCGTGATTCTCTGGATCATCAACGACGGACATTTCACCGGAGAAGGCCGGAAGCTGACCTACTGCAGCGATCTGGCACAGCGCGCCTATGCCAGGCAACATCGGGCCGACAAGCCGGCCAAGAACTAAACAGTCGGTTCAGCCGATGAATGCGTCGGCGTCAATTGCGCGGTGCGACTCAAGCGCGGGCGCAGGGGTCCCACTGTCCGGACTCTCTGGATGCACGATGATCCGCTCGATCCGGTGAATCAGCTTCAGCACCCCCTCCTCGCCATTCTCGAGCGATTGTGGGGCCTTGCCCCAGCCGCGATCAAGGATCGCATTGGCGGCGGAAACACGTGCGGCCGGCGTCGCATCGTTGCTGCGCAT